TTACATTGAGTTTATTCTTATAGAAGCTTTTACTAATGCTAAAGCCCTTACATCATCAATATGTACATCCTGAGGTTGATGGTGTGAATTTTGAGATACTAATTTTATATATTCCTTTCCTTCATCTGATTTTTGAACGTATTTAACAGTAACATATTCTTCACCTCCCATATCAACTGAAATTAAATACATTTCTCCCCAAAAAATATAATTTCTTTTATCATGTACCTTTTGATAAGCGACTATATCACCACTTTTCAATAATGGATACATACTGTCTCCAGTTACAAATAAAGCGCCATCACACCTTGGAACATGAGGAATGCTAATATACTCTTCTGTTTCTATTTGACTATGATTATCAAACAAAGGGATTAATCCTGCTGTTGCTTCTATATTATATAAGGGTATTCTTTGTTGACTAATATTGCTGTCCGTTTTCAAGTTAAAAGCACTTACAGGCTGTGCTGAATCTTCTTTAACCATTTCACCTTCCCCTGTGATTAGCCATTGTAAATTTATTTCGGGGTAGTTTGTTATTATCTCTTTAATTGCATTAGAGTTTAGAGGTGTTTCTTTTGCTTTACCCCTAAAATTAGCAGAAGTCATGCCTATAGTCCTAAAAAAACTTTCTTTACTAACTTCTTTATTATCAATTATTTGTATTACTCTGTCTTTAATAGTAGTAAAATTATTTACCATTTTATTTGGAATTTAGAAAATATATTTACGATATTTGTAGTGTGCAATTTACAAATGTAAAGATATGAAAATAATTAGGAACGAAATAAAAGTCCCGTCAGGGTATTTATTAGAACTAGTAGAAGAGTTTAAAACATCTCGACAAACAGTTTACAACGCATTAAGAGACATTACTAAATCGCCCTTAGCTAAAGACATCAGAAAAAAAGCTAAAGAAATGTTACAAAAAGACATTAACGATATAGAGATATAAAAGATGTTTGAATATTACAATAACATATTATGTGTCCAAGGTGGATGGTTATATGACAATAACAACGTTATGTCAATGAATAACTATAGGAATTTAATAAGAAGAAAATGGCTTCAAGTCATTCGCCGTGGAGGCAATGGTCGTACAGCTTTAGTTTCTTACGATTCAATACCTGAACGCTTTAAAAAAGTTATTGTTGACAAATTTGGAGACCCAAGAGAAACAACTAAACAAAGTCGAATAAAAGATAAGTTAGTTACAGATTTAAAAGCAGCTGAGTATTTTAATAACTACACTTTGGACAACGGCTCTGCCCTACCTGAAAAAGCAAAAAAAGAATATTTAGCAAATGCTTGTGTTTTAAATGCCTTACACAAAGTAATTAACGAAACAAAATCAGTTAGAGGGAAAGTAAAAAATGCCTGGATAGAATCTTCAGATGCTATTCAAAAACTACCAAAGCACACTTACCCACATACTTTGCCTAAAAATGTTCAAAGTTTAAAGCGTAAGCACAAAAAGTATATTGCTGAGGGTTACGAATCATTAATTCATAAAGGGTTCTGTAACGACAATTCAGAGAAGATAACAGAAGATGCAAAAGTTTGGGTAATATCTCGTTGGGCTGACCGTGTGGCAGTTTGTGCCAATATGGAACAGCTCCTTTTTGAATACAATCAGTTAGCTATACAAAAAGGTTGGAAAACACTAAAAGAAGAGAAAACACTTTACAATTACCTAAATAAAGAAGGAGTAAAACACTTGTGGTATGGTCACAGACATGGCGATGCAGTTAGTAAAGAAAAATTTGTTTATCAGCATTCAACCATATTACCAACAATGCGCGATTCTTTATGGTATTCAGATGGAACAAAGCTTAACTATTTCTATTTAGACAAAGATGGTAAAGTGGCAACCTGCCAAGTTTATGAAATAATGGATGCTTATAGTGAGGTATTGCTAGGGTACCACATTAGCAAAAGTGAAGATTATGTTACCCAATATCATGCTTATAAAATGGCTGTTCAAATTTCAGGACACAGACCTTATCAATTAGGTTTTGATGGTCAAGGAGGACACAAGAAATTGAAGTCAGGTAATTTCTTAACCAAGCTTTCACGATTAGCAATAAGAACTCAACCATATAATGGTAAATCGAAAACAATTGAAAACGCCTTTTTTAGATTTCAATCTCAGTTTTTAAAACGTGATTGGTTTTTTACTGGACAAAATATAACTGCTAAAAGACAAGAAAGTAAAATGAACAGAGAGTTCATAAATGCTAACAAAGCTAATCTACCAACTTTTGAAGAGGTTGTCGAAATATATAAAAAGAGAAGACAAGAATGGAACGAAGCATTACATCCTAAAACAAGAGTTCCGCGATTAGAAATGTATAACCAAAGTACAAACCCTAATACATCAGCAATAAACCTTTGGGATATGGTAGATTTATTTTGGGTTGAACGTGAAAAACCTGTTATCTGCACAGCTTACGGAATCAGTTTTACTGAGAAAAAGCAAAAGCATACTTATGTGGTTTACCGTGAAGATAGTTTACCTGATGTTGAATGGCTTAGAAATAATGTAGATAAGAAGTTTCATATCAAATATGACCCTGAGGATATGTCTATGGTTTATCTCTATGAAAACACACCGCTAGGATTAAGGTTTGTAAGTGAAGCGAGAATAAAAGTTGAAATCCACAGAGGCAAGCAAGAACAGGAATCTTGGGAAGCTGAATACTATAAAAAAGTTGAAGAACTGAAAAAACAATCTCGATTAGCTGCTGATGAAAAAATGGATAGCCTACTTGAATCGGAAGGACGTGCAGCTCATCAATATGGATTAAATAGTCCATCCCTATTAGGATTAAAAAACAAACGAGAAAAAGTTGCCAATAACATTGGAAAAATCCAAAAAGAAGAAAGCAACTATATCTATATCGAAGAAGAAGACAAAACAGATAATTCATTTAATCATTTTGACAAATATTAACCTATGGAACACGTACAAAAACAAAGAGTTAGAGAGGATTTAAAAAACTTTATTAATCAATCAGGTTCGCAGAATAAAGCTGCCAACAGATTGAAAGGAGTAAGTGCAGCAACGTTATCACAAATAGTAAATGATAATTGGGAGTTAATTAATGATTCCATGTGGAATAAAATAGCTGCTCAAATTCAAAGCCAAAAGAAACCATGGCAATTTGCTATGACTAAAGATGCCCAAACATTGTTTCATGTTTTTGATGATGCTAAACAACATAATCTAGTTATATCAATTGTTGGTTCAGAAGGTACAGGAAAATCAGAAAGCGCCAAAAGATTTACTCAAGACAATAAAGATGTCTATTTGTTGAACTGTAACGAGTACTGGGATAGAAGATGGTTTTTAAAAGAGTTATTAAAAGCTATGGGAAAAGACCCTGCTGGTATGGTGATGGCAGAAATGATGGAAGTAGCTGTCCTTACTTTAGAGGGAAAAGATTGTCCACAAATCATATTAGATGAAGCGGATAAATTAAGGGATCAGGTATTTTATTTCTTCATTACATTATACAATAGACTTCAAGATAAATGCTCTATTGTGCTAATGGCAACTCAATACCTTCAAAAGAGAATTAAGCGAGGACTGTCATTAAATAAAAAAGGGTATCGTGAGATTTATTCGAGACTAGGAAAACGTTTTATTGAATTAGATGGGGTCAATTTTACTGATGTTGTGATGATCTGTCAAGCTAATCAAGTGGAAAATAAAACCATAATAAAGCAGATTTATGATGATTGTGATAACGATATAAGGAGAGTAAAAAGAAAGATTCACGCATATAAAAGGTCATTACAAATGAATTAATTATGAGTGAATTAAAGTATAAATATCATCCTGTAATTCCTGATTTAAAAATCTCTGAAGATGGAACCTCCATTATATGGAAAGATGCCCCTGTTTTAATCAGAAACTACACAAAAAACGGAAAGGTCTATCCAAGGGTAAATATTATCGGACGAACATTTATGGTTTCACGATTAGTTTGCTACACTTTCAATGGTCCACCTCCTGAAAATGAAAGCATAGTAAAACACATTCACGGAGATAGCAACCACTATAAAAACTTAATGTGGGAATTATCAGGAAGTAATAATCCGCTTATTCAGCGGAAGATGTCAGAAAAAGATAAAATCGAAGCCGCAAGGCTATTAAAAAAAGGAAAAACAAAGAAAGCTGTAGCAGAACAATTCAAAGTCAGCATTAGCACAATTAAAAGATTAAAAAGAGTTTATACATGAAAAGAGCCGTAAGCATATCAGAATTATACACAACCAATTTTAAGGTGTTGGATTTCCAAGGTGATTGGGATGCTTGCATTGGCAAACCTGAATTAGCAGGAAGCTGGTTAATTTGGGGAAAGTCAGGAAACGGTAAAACACGTTTCACACTTCAATTATGCAAATACCTTACTCAGTTTGGTAAAGTAGCTTACAACTCTTTAGAAGAAGGTGCTAGTTTATCTATGAGAAAAGCATTTGTTGAAACAGGGATGGAAGAAGTAAAGCGCCGAATTGTTTTACTAGACCAAGAACCAATCAGCGATTTAATAGAGCGATTGAAAAAACGAAAAAGCCCTGATATCATTGCTATTGATAGTGTTCAATATACAGGTATGAATTACGATACCTACAGAGAATTAAGAAAAACATTTCCTAAAAAGTTATTTATCCTGATTTCTCATGCTGATGGAAAAGAGCCTTCAGGTAGAGTTGCAAAGTCTATCCGATTCGATGCCTTTGTTAAAATATGGGTAGAGGGATATAAAGCTTTTCCAACAAGCAGATATGGTGGAGGTCAACCATATACTGTCTGGCAACAAGGAGCGGATAAATACTGGAGTGAAAAAAAATAACAAAACTATGCCTGCAATATTAATCGGAGAATATTATAAACACAATGATGCAATTTTTAAAGCTGTTGTGTCTCACAATGGAAAGAAAAAATTAAAAGAAGTTTTAGCCTTTAATTCTGTTTCTAACAAATGGGGGAAAGGATCAGGGTTAGCTATCTCAACAAACTTTTTTAAAAGAGAGCTTGAAAACATGATTCACCTGTCAGAAAACGAATTTAAACAACATAAAAACAATGAGTTATAAGAATTACCAACCAAACAAAATAATTTACAATCTAACCTGTCCTTATGAAACCAAAGAAATTAACAAGAGCCAAGAAAAGACAAGCAATATACGCACACAATCAACAGTCTATCCTACAAAGAAAGGTACTTACAGAAAACCAATACAATGACCTTTTTTTGGATTCAGGACGAAAGTTTTTAGAAACATTATATCCTGAAGATGACCAAAAATATCAAAAGCTATTCAATCACTTTTATGGGTGTAGAAACTTTTGGAAATGGTGGTTAAAAAAATGGAAGGACTGGGAAAATCAATTGCTAATTGATGTCGAAAGTTGTGAGGTACCACTCAATGATGAAGTTTATAAAGAATCAATGCTTCCTATCATTTATGATTATCGAACTGAAACAAACTTTTTGGATTATATAAAACTTTTACACTATGCCTTATGACAAAAAGAAATCATCCTACAGACAAGAACTGGAGTACCGAAAAAAGGAGTTGATAAAACAAATAAAGCAATTAGAAAAAGAAGTTTTAAACCCTCCAAATAAAATAACAGATGAGTGGATGAAAGAATATGAACAATTAAACCTTTTAAAAGTCAATTTAATGACAGTTAAAAACCATTTAACTCACCTTAGTATTAATCATTCAGGACTAATCGAAGTAACATTTAACAACAGCCTATTTAAAAATAACAGACAATGAAATTAGTAGCCAAAACACAAAAAACAAGTGATAAACTTTGGTCCGATGAAAGTGGAATGCAAATCCCATCATCAAGAACCACAAAATTAGAACGCTTAATGGAGCGTAAATCAGGCAAGCTTTTAAAAGATGCTTTGAAGGTGAACGCTCAACTAACCACATTTAAAGATCAAGTGCAAGAAGTATGTAGAGAGGTTTACGATTTGTTTATGGAAGAGCATAACAATAAGAAAGATAGAAAAGGGAACTTTACCTGGTACAACTTCGACCGCTCTATCAAAATCCAAAGTAGAGTAAATGAGCGCATAGAATTTGATGATTTGAACATCATTGCTTGCAAAGATAAATTGGATGAGTTCCTAGATGCTAATGTGGAAAGTAAAGACGATTTCATTAAGCAATTAGTACTTGATGCATTTGAAACTAGCAGAGGTAAACTCGATGCTAAAAAAGTAATGAGTTTATTACGTTATAAAAGCAAGATTAAAGCTCCTCTATTTCAAGAAGCTATGGAACTATTAGAAAACAGTATCCGAAGACCTGATTCAAAAACATACTTTCAAATATGGGCTAAAGATAAATCAGGAGAATATCAAAACGTGGATTTAAACTTTTCAAGCATTTAATTATGAAGTCAATATCTACTCCAACCATTGAAAAGATGATAGCGGTTATTAAAACCATATTAGAGCAAAGCAAAGACAATCCCGAAATGGTAAAATCAATATTTGGCTTTGCCATTGTTCAATCTTGTAACGAAATAGAAGAAGAATTAAAAACGAAATAACTTTTACAATGCGAGAATTGACAAGCAAGCAACAGCAACCAAAAATGAAGTTAATGAAACGTATTCACAAAGCTTATACATCCATTCGTATTTGGCTGAAATATATCGATTTTCTTCACTTTCTACGTGGAGGAGATTACGTGCTATTTGTTCCGCAGCATCTTTGCGAAGAGTGCGAATTTGAACTATCAAAATGTATAAGCCAAGGGTTGCAAAAACAATGGATACCAATAATAATAGAATTAGAGCTTGGTGAAGACAAATGTTGTGAGCATGTAAATTCGACAATGAAGTATATACAGCAAGAACTGCACTTGAAACAACCACAATGTGTTTCAGGAACTCGGTCTTCATCTCGTGATGTTTAACCATCAGCTCAGTTAATTGCTTCTTGTACTCTTCGTAATTGCTCATAATATCAAAATTTTTGAGCCTAAAAATATAAACTAAATATTAATAAACAATCAAAAACATGAACCATCCAAACGAACCATTAGGAGAAAAGAAACTAATTGAATTAGGATTACGCCATAAGCCATTTAGAATCAATAGAAAGGTATTTTCTAAAACTAAAGCCGAAAAGTTATTACTAAAGGATATAAGAAAAGCGCACAACTATTTATTAAGGTCCAATGGCTTTAACCCTAAAAAGCAGATGAATGTTCCTGGTATTAATCTAACTAGCTAAAGATGAAACTTTCTGAATTAGAAAAGAAAAAGAAGTTTCATAAAAAGAAATTTAAATTTTACTCAAAAAAAATCAAGGAGATTAATGATACTAATTCTCAAATAGGATTTAAGTACTCAAAAAGACAATGATTAGTTATAAACCATATTTCGCAATTGAAAAGAGGATTAAAAGCTTCGGTGTAGAGGTACACCGAAGTGATTTGATCCACTCGTTTACAGAAGGCAAAAAAGACAGCTTAAAAGCATTAAATGAAACTGAATACAAAGAGTTTCTAAAATGGCTAAAGAGTAGCTTTAACTTAAACGACAAAAAGCCGTGGGAAGGAACACCTGAAGATAAGATGCGAAAAAAAATGATACAGCTGTTTGTTCACGAAATGCATTATACAATGAAAGAGTTAAACGATTGGTGTATTAAATATGGCTGCTATCACAAACCGTTAAATGCTCATAACAAACAGGAACTTACTAAAATCTTATCAATTGCTAAAGAAAAAGTTTACCCTAATTATATGAAAAACGTAACAAGTTGAAATATGCCTATACCACAAACAACAATAGTAAACTACTACACAGATAAAGATGATAGCTTTCAAATTACTTACATAAATGGATATCTATTATCTATCAACTTATATACTGCTGACATGATTGATTGGGACGGTTTAAAACACGGCATCCCTTTTTATGAAGAAGATATTAACCTTGAATTATTTCACAAACAGAAATGAAACTAACAAATAAATACATACTAACATTTACAACTGCTAAAACTCAATGTTTGGTTACTTATTACAATGGTCAATTCAAAAGATTAGAGTATAAAAAAGGTGGAATGTCGAATGAGTTTTGGCAGCATCTAAATAAAGCTATTCCCTTTAACGAAGCTCATATATCTGATGTTGAAAAGCACTTTAAGCAACGTGTGAAGTTTGATAAGATACTACAAAATAGTTCTAAGAGTTTACACAATCAATTTATGGGAGTTTACATACGTTTTTATGAAAAATTTTCTAATGGTTTAAAACCTAAAATAACAAATGTTGAAGGTGCAGCTTTAAAACAAATTATTTCCTATTTGAATGATGTAAGCGCTACTGAAGATGAAGCTTTAGTAGTTTGGAAACAAGTTTTTACCTACTGGGAAAGGCTTGATGAATTTTATAAGAACCAAATACAATTAAAACAAATTAATTCCAACTTAAATACAATTTTAATACAAATTAAAGATGGGAACAGCACTCGTAAAAACCAACAAACAGCCAACAATAATGCAAATGACCTTAGAGAAAAGCTCTAAGTTAGATTTGATAAGAAGCTTTAGTAAACTAACACCTAAATTGATTTTAGAAAACCAATACCCTTCTTTATCAAAATTAAGGAGAACGTATGGTAATCAAAAAGTTGAAACCGTAACTAGAATATTATTACATGATCTATCATCTAGTTTAAAAGGTGAGTTGAATAATGATGAAGTTGAAGAAATTAACGTTGAAATCAATAGTGGCTATTTACTTAACTTATCATTAGAGGACATATACTACACTCTAAGACAAATAAAAACAGCAAACAATACTAGAAAACTTAGTGTTAGTAAAGTTCTTAATGCAATAGAAAAACAATTTGAAACAAGAACAACGTTAGGAGCTAAACTCAGCTTAAATAAGCATTTAGCAAATAAACATATAGGTCTTCCTGATACTACAGCAATGGAAAAAGAAAAGAAGAAACATAAACAGGCAAAAGAGTTTTATCTACTGCAACAAGAAATTATAAAATCAACAACACAAAAATAAATCAGTAATGGCGAGAGACAAGAAATTAATGAAATTAAGAGATAAGAAGATTGAAAGCTTATACAATTTTTGGCGTTCTAAGAAAATCAACGGTAAGCAAATGTACACACACGAAGCAATATTGGAGAAGATTGCTGAAAAAGTGTTTCTAGCACCAAAAACAATCGATAACATTTTAAGTGGACGCAATAAAAAGTAAAACAATGAAAATATTTTTATTAATATACCTAATTGGTTACATCATAACTATAGTATGGATTTGGAGATACTATGCAAAAAACGAAAAGTTAAGTGCATTAATTATATCAGTTACTTATCCCTTTGCTTTTCTAATCCTATTATTTGACTTGATCATAAATAGAAAATGAGTTAATTAAAGTATGATGTTTAGACGTTTAGGAAATAAAAGCAAATATGCAAAGGAAATAATATCAAAATTTCCAAGTCATAAAGTCTATTATGAGTTGTTTATGGGGAGTGGCTCTATTTTTTTTCAAAAGCCAAAATCACAATACAGTATATTGAATGATTTAGATTCTGATGTTTTCAATCTATTTATTATTATAAAAGATTCTTACCAGCAATTGTTATTGTTATTAAAAGTAACTCCAGTTAATGAAGAACTTTTTTACTATTGGAAAAAAAACAAAGAATCAGATCCAGTGAAACAAGCATTAAGATTCCTTTATTTATCTTCATTTTCCTACTTAGGGAAATCTGATACATTTAGATTATTACATAGTGATTGTTCGTATAAAGAAAAGCTGGAGAAGTTAATTCTTTTTTCTTCAGAACAATTAAAAAATACAATGGTAAGGAATAAGGATTTTAGGTTTTTTTTTAGTGATATTTATGTAAGTGATAAACATATTGGAAAAGCAGACAGATTTATTTATGCTGACCCTCCTTATTTAGAAACAGAAAACAACTACAACACACCTCTCTGGACAAAGAAAGATAGTTTTGATTTATTTAATACTCTTCAAGAGACAGGTATGAGGTTTGCTATGAGTGAATTTAGACACCCTTTTATTTTAGAAGAAGCATCCAAAAGGAAACTAAACATCATATCTATAAAGGAGCGTAGAAATATTAAGAATAGAAAAACTGAGATTCTTATAACAAATTATAACAGCCGTCAATACGAACTATTTAAATAGTTTCAACTCTGAAACATTTATAATTAAAAACAGCTTTTATGTATCATAAATGAAACATATTTTCGTCAAAAGAGGAATATATTATAACACAATTAAACTAAAGCCTTTCATATTGAAAGGCTTTTTTTATATTTGGAAAAACCCTAAGTAGTTAATGATAAATCATTTAGTAAAGGCATGGTATCGAGTAGGTTTCATAATTAAACCTGATTTATATGCAGAAAAATTAAAGCAAAGTCCATGGTATTTCAGATTATACCATTCTTACGATATAATTAGGCTTAAAAAGTCGTATAAAAAACAGAGAAAAAAGCAAGGGGCAGTTAATACTATGAAAGAAGTTTATCGTACTGTTGACACCTATATGGCTGATTATATAGAACAAACTCAACCTACAATAACCTGTAAAAAAGGTTGTTCTTTTTGCTGTTCAAAACAAGTAACTGTTTCTGATGACGAAGCTAAGATTATACACAATTATATTTTGGAAAATAACTTAAAACTAGATTTTGATAGAGCTCACAGCCAAGCTAGTAATAAGATCAAAACTCCTTTAAAGTTCAAACAATGTATATTCCTTAATTTGAATACTAATGCATGTAACATATATGAAGTGAGACCTCTTAGTTGTAGAATGTTGTTAGCTTCAAATGACCCTATGTTTTGTTCAGAGAAGCAAACAAAAGATCAATTATTCTTTATATTACCTAAAATGGAAAACCTTAAAACAGCTATTTGGAACAGCTCTATTGCTGGGATTTTACCTGCTATGATTATGAAGCAATTTCTTGATGAAATGGACAAAAAAAATAAATAAAATATACTATGTCAGAATACAGCAAGGAATATATAGAAGCAACAGGACTATCCATGAAACCTGATTTTTCTTTTCGCAGAGAGTTTAAAAAACTAAAAGAAGGATACACCAAAGGTATAATATGTGAAGGTTTTGGTACAAAAGCAATCGGAAAGTTTAATGGAGAATTATCAGTTCTATTAATGGATAACGAAGAGACCACCCTTGACAAACTTATCAATAATTATTTAAACCGATCATAAAACTGATATACAGTTGCTATAATGGATGTAATATTATTAATACTATCTAAAGATAAAGTAGGCTTTAGCTTATCTAATTCAGATTGTAAAAGAATCATCTGCTTTTCAATCACTTCATATTTAGCTTTAAACCCTCCTTTGTTATATAAGTCATGAGCATCTGCCTGCAGAAAAAATATAAATATTTTTTTATGTTTAATTTCCCAATTTCTAATTATGTTATGATGCTCAAGAATGCTAAATATATTTATTAAATCTTCATTGTTTACCTCTAGTTCTTTTTCTAATGATTCTGCGCTTAGTTGACTTCCTGAATGCAGCGAACAGTTATCTAACAAAAAACTTAAACAATTATCTAATAAATCTGGAGTAATATTTTTTATATTCATAATAGCTAAAATAATTAAATAAATTTAATCAACAGTCAATCTGATAAGTTATATCATTAGGATTTATAGTCTTTTCTCCCTTTTCTAATTCATAACCAGGATTAGCAACTTCGATTTGTTGACATGCTCGCATATCACTTATGCTACAATCTCCAATCATACCATTATAAGTAACACGATACAACATAATACCAGTTCCAGTATCAATAGGAGCAAAAGACATTCGTCTTAATGTTCCAAAATGAACACCACTTCTAGTATGTAAACTCTGATGTATCTTTTGTAGGATGTTTCCAAATTCTAAAGCACTTTGCTGATTAAAAGCACCTTGATAAGTATCGGCTAAAGTTTCAAAAGCAAGGTACACATCAATAAATGTATCAATGTTTTGATCTCCTTTTGAAATATCTTCCATTTCTCCAGCCCTAAAAGATAAGAATACTGCAGGAAAAGGAAAGGCATATTCATCCTCTAAGAAGTTAATTTGATTATGCCACATATCAATCCAAGCAATATCTGCAATCTCATTAGTTAATATTGTTGCTATTTCTTTATAAGCTTCAGTAATGACTTTCATAATTATTTAAATTTAGGGTTAAATAGTTCGTTTTCTACGGTTTTAAATCCTTTTAGGATATGTCCTTCAATCTGTTTGTTTAACATAGCACTCTTGCCAATAAATTGACGTTTAGGCATTTTAAATGAAATGGATGTTTTTTTAGTTAAAGCCATAGCCTTCCACATTTGGTCAGAAGTTTTACTAAACATAAACCAAAAGAACTTTCTACTTTTATCAGTTATTGCAAAAGAAACCATCCCTCCTTCATTATGTATTTTAGCATAAGGAACAACATCGCCATCCACAGAAACTTCAACATATCCTTTACTAGCAGCAAAAGAGATACTTCTTTTTAAAGTTCCTGAGTTAATTAAAATCCCCTCACTCTTTTTTCCAAACTTATTGGCCTTACCTGAATTAGTTCCTTTCCATGGAATTAATGTGTTATTAGTAAAACCTTGATTCTCGAAACTTTCTTTAAAAAACTGTTCAGCTATTGCTCCTATTTGCTTGGGTAGTTTATTAGTTAGCTTAGTAATAGCTTTGCTAGCTTCATTAAAATCAGGTGCTTGAAATTGGTTTGCCATTTTTTTTGTATATTTGTTTTAATGCTTTACGCCTGTAGCTAGCAGGAATACCTAGTAAAGGGAATGAACCAAGACAACAGGCTTTCAGCAAGAGGTTCGTCCGACCTGCCAAGATTCTACACTTCATGTGTAGTGTTCAAAATGGTATTCCTGCTGGTAAGCGTCTATTTATAGTTAGACTTTCTTACTAATATTCCTTCTCTTTTTGTATCAATAGCTTTATCTAACGGATGCCATGTTCTAAGGTCTAATAGGTTTTTATCTTTATCCAGCCTAACAAAAGCATTCATTACCTTATTCTTATAAAATTTCACATATCTATAACCAAACTTTCCATTACCTTGATTAACAAGGTAAACTTCATCAGGAGCATTTAATAACTCATCAATTACAGATACATAGTCTGCTCGATCATCTTTTAAATGTTGTTTAAATTGTTTTTTATTGATGGTAATCGGTTTGTCAGAAAAATCAGTTAATCGAATATTATTACTGTCGTTTAAGTCGTTATCTCCAACACGTTTATCAAACCACTCTAAAGCTTCTATTCTTGAAGTGCTCTTTGTTTTCAATTCTTTAAATTGATTTTTATTAATGTTAGCATGTTGTTTTAGTCCATTATTTTTAAGGTTAAAAGTCTGTTCAAAGTTTCCTTTTACATAAAGTTTGTTTTCATCAAAAACAGTTTTTAAATCCCCACGATTCACATTAAAACGCCCCTGCTTCATTCTATCCCATTCACTAACTCCGTTATTATCAATTCCGCTACTTTGTAACAATTCCTTTGCATCACTTCCTGATAGCAACTTCTGTCCTTTAGGTACTTCAAATGTTTCTACCATTTCACAACGACAACCCCAACCATTTGGAGGGTAAATAGCTTGTACTGCACTATCTTTTTTACTAAAAACTTTATTATGCAATACTTCGTGAGATTGTCGAACTCTATTGTCTGCAGCTGTTTTATAAATATAATATGGATTCTCTTCTATATTATCTTGTTGACGATAATACCTTGAAGCATTTTGAGCAACAGCTCTTGCGAATTCATACTCTGTTTTTAAGTGAGTAGCGTTAAATTGTTTTAATAAAGGCTGTGCTTTAGTTCTAAACTCATTAAAAGAATTAGAATCATTTAAAACAGCGTTTAATTCATTAACCATTGCTAAGTTTTTAGCAGCAGAAAAACGACTAATATTAGCTTCCATAAAAGCTTTTGCTGTGTGATCAGGTTTATTATAGTCTAATGATTTTATAGCTTTAAAACCTTCGTTTAAACTTTTTATATATTCCTCTTTTAAGTAATCGAAATAAGATTGACTAGACAGCTTTACAACTCCACTATGTACATCTTTTAATAATTTTTCTTGGATTTTCTTTAGAGTTGGACTTTCCATTAAAGGTTCGCTTGTATCACCGCAACAACTATCTTCTTGCATTACAGGAATAGAGAAATTGAAAGCTACTGTTTTATCTTTTTTTTTTGAGGATGTTTTTTCGTCCTCTGATAATTCTTGTGTGTTGTTACTTGAACTTTTTATTCCTATTATTGGGATACCTGTTTTTTCGGTGATGTATTCAGTGTCAATTTCATAGCTTCCACTTAACTTGGTTACTGTGTCTATTAGGTCAATTAAAGATAGTTCCTCTGTTGTATCCCAATCAAAGCTATACCCCTCGAAATTTCCTACACCTAAATTGTTTAATCGTGGCAACAAAGAATCGTTGATGATATTTTTAATAAAAATCTTATCTGAAAGGTGTCTATCTTCAGCAACTTGTTTGTGGACCTCTGCTTGTGAACGACTACTACCTGAATCTGTTGTCATTGTTTGCCCCAATATTAGCTTACTCATTTCTTTATTTGTACGCTCAATTAAAGCATCAAATATTTGATGTGCTGATGTTCCTGGAGTATCCATCACATTGATTTCTTCTCCTTTTTTAAAAACACCCCAACCAGCACTTCCCATCGCGCTCATTATTTCCCCCAATTTCGTAGCTCTAGTATCGTTGGTTATGTCTGTAGTTACCCAACGAAAAGGCACCCCAAACTTTTCTGTGTATTCACTCCAAGAGCCTAACGCATATTTTTTGGCTAATGCTATGGGTGCTGCTTTATACAACAATCCTAAGTTATAAAAGTTGCCAATCTCTACAATTGTATTCAATAATGGCACTTTATCAAATGAGATTCCTTTATCATCATCAGGCTTTAAATAGATTACTTTCTTTTTAAAGTTACAATTCTCTCTAGGAATTAATACTGCTTTTTCAATTCCATTTTCCCCTTGTACTAGCTCTATTAATGTAGAACCCCAAAAGCGAGAACTAAGAGTATGTTTAATAAACTGTTCAAACCAAGAACGTTCTAATAGTTTAGTGAGGTCTGTATTTTCTTCTCCATCACTATTAATGACTTTAAAAGGCGAACCTAATACACGCAAAATACGTGATTCGATGATGCTTGACAAGTGGTTGTCTATTAATATATTTTCATAGACTTGATAAAGCTGTATCCTATCAGGGTCCTCATTATTTAATGCTGATAATATTGCAGCCCTCCAATGTTGAATATCTACAGCGACTAAACTTTTTTCATGTGGCTGTACTCTTCCTTCAATTGAATTGGATTTTCTAACCGCAGCTTCAACAATAATATCCCTATCAGATAATAATTTTAATACGTTACCTTTAATGCTGTTTTTTATATTTTGAAATGTACTCATTGCTTAATTACTGTTTAAATGGTATTTAAAAATAATGTTCTCTTTTGGGGTTGCTTCCCCATTTAATATCATCAGAACCAATTTGCTGTCCATTATTGTTGACAGCTTTTGGGAGTTCAGCGCATAACTCACCTTGTTGAACCTGTTTTAACCATTCCATTGCTTCTTTATACCGCGTACGTCTTAAATCAGGAATTTTTCTCGGATTAATTCGGCTATGTAAATCATACAACATAATATCAATTGTATAAATCAATATCAACTCGTTTCTATCTGCTCCTGATGCTGCAAATACAGCGTTTACATCATATCTAGTTTTTAAATAAGTACGTATTTTCTGTATTGCTGCTAACTCAGCTTTATTTAAAAGAGTGCTATCTGTTCCAATAATATGTTGTAACATATCTGCACGGATTAACACCTCTATATCTCCATTTGTAACAAAAATCATATTGTTTGTTTTATAGTTAATTACCACACTTTTGATGGGCGTTGCCTCATTCCTAAAATGGGCTGAAAAGTTGAAGTTTGAATATAGGCACTTAAATACTCAATAGCCTGTTGGTCTGCATCAGGCGCATCATCATGTCCTTTGTAACCTGGTTCAATTCCATATAACTGAGCTAAACCGATTTGTGTATCATTGTGACCTTTCTTTTTTTCATTGTAGTATATCCTACCATTTTGATAATAAGGATGTAAGGTCAATATACGTTCGTATTTGTTTGCTTTTGGACGGTCAGCCTTTACAATGTTTAAATGTATTTGGTGGTCCTTTTCTACTTCGCTGATTGTTCGCTCCACTTCATCATTCCAAAATTGCGCCTCAAACCTCCAATTGATAATCACAGATTTAGGTAAGTTCTTTGAAAAATCAGCCATCCACTCCAAAGCACTTCGCATCTTTGTTTTTTTAACAAAAGAATCAATGTAAAAGAAATCTTTGTCCTTGATGCCCCATACACGGATTGCGTTATAATCGGCTGTTTGGGTTCCTGCATAAGCTACATCCCAAAAACCAACTATACAATCAAAGTGGTCTACCCTTGGTAATTTAGCCCATTGGATATATTCTGTTTTAAATATCTTACCTTCAATATGCGGTTCATTGTTAAACTCAGCTAATGCTGCAAGTGTTCCAACTTCCGTTTCTAATTCTTTGTAATAAGTATCACTATATTTTTGGTACCATATTGGTTTGTGTGTAACAGGATCATAAGCTTTAATATGGTGAATGGTCCAATTGGGTCTTTTCTCTTGCAACACAGTTTGAATCATACGTGGAGCAAATCGATTGTTTGCTTGAATAAAACGTCTTAAATCACCGTCCATTGTTGGGATTAAATCTCTGAGAATCCACTCAGCCATTTCATCTTGACGTTTGGGGTTTTTAATCAATTGTTTGCCCTCTAAGTCATCACAAATACAAAGGTCAGGACGTTGGGATTTAACCCTTAATCCCCTTACACTTTGTCCCATACCAAGTGCTTTTCCGATAAAACCGCTTTTTGTCCTAAAGTTTCCATTTTCCCATGAACCTAATGTTTTTTGTTCTCCAAAATCTTGACGAATCCTAGGGTTAGCTTCAAACTCTGCTTGAATATCTGATAATAACATTTTAGCTTTATCATAGTTGTTACCAATAATTACCATGTAGTGGCAATCATCATTCAACCACAACCAAAAGGGTATCAATATATCAGACCATACCGATTTTGCTAAACCACGCCCCCATTCAGCAAAACCTTTAAAGGCTTTTTGCTTTTTGACCATTTCAGCAAATTCAATATGAAAATCAGCACACTCGCTGGTTGCATAATGCGGAAAGTAGTATTCTACCATGTATTTAACATCTCTCTTTGCTCTTTCTATTCGTTGTGTCCTAGCCGATAATGAATTATCAGCATTCACATCTCCAGTTTCACGAATAAACTCAAGGTTAGCCAAATACCTTTTTAGCGCTTTATTTCTATTTACGTTTGCCATTATCCGTATTTTTCAGCCATTTGTTGTAACCAGTTAATATGGAAGTCAAGAATTTTAAAATAAGTCACTCTATCATGTTGCAATAGTGCATTCATAAAGGATTCAATAACGTGTACAACTGCTGTAAGTGAGGGTTTGTCGCTTTTTCTTGATGCTTCTAATGATTTACTAACCTTAGAAATTTCATCACTTAACGCTACCTTTTCTTTAGACGATGAATCAGCAGTCCTTTCTAGTTCTAAACGCTTTTTAACTAATTCCTGTAATAGTTCTTCATAAAAGGACTGAAGTTTCTCAGGAGCAACTTGCTTGGCTAATCTTAAATTTTTCCAATTGCCTGATATTATCCAACGGTCCACCGTTTTTTTTGAAACATTTAATTTGCTGGCAATCACATCCGAATCAAGGTTATTATCAATGTAATAAACCCTTGCAAGTGCCTTCTCCTTATCTTTTGCCATACCTTATATATAACTGATTACTATACAAAGGTCTAGTCATATAGAGGTAAAACAAAATTGAACTTACAGGCTGGTGTCTTTATCGAATTATTATACTACTACACAGCTACTTAGGTGTAAAACCGATTTTTTTTAGCAAAGAATCAGATAGAACTTTGTAAAAAATGAAAAGCAAGTTTTACATATCAGTAACAGCAACTTCTAAAACAGAAGCGCAAGTTAAAATAAAGGGTTCAATTAGCAATTGGCGAAACTCTTCAGAAGACTTTGAACAAAAGGTGGATGAGTTAGTTGCTAAAGGAGTTAATAACGTTACCCTTTATATTAATAGTGGCGGCGGAAGTGTTTTTGAAGCCAATGAGATCGCTAATATTATTTCAAAGTTTCCTGGTACCATAACTGCTGAATTAGGAGCAATATGTGCTTCAGCTGCTACCATCATTGCAATTAAAGCTAGCAAAATAACAATGGCTTCTAATGGTCAGTTTATGATTCATCGACCAATGGTTGGTGTTCAAGGTAATGAGGATGAATTGTCCTCTGCTTTAAAGCTTTTACAAACATTACAGGATAATTTCTTGGACCAATACGCAGCTAAAACAGGCATGAGCAAAGAAACAATTGCTGATTTATGGAAAACAGATTATTGGATGGATGCCAAAGAGGCTAAATCAAAAGGCTTTGTCGATGCAATAATTGGAGAAAGTGAAAACCCTGATGTCGAAGATATACAAGCCTTACTTTCTGAAAAAGTATATCAAAACATTCCTGAAGCATTGGTTGCATTTGCTATTAATCCCCAATCAAACACAAATCAAATAAAAAATACAAATATGAAGGTAATTGCATTATCATTAGGCTTAACACCTAATGCCAACGAACAGGAAGTTCAGGCAGCAATAACATCACTTAAAGCAAAAGCAGATAAAGCAGATGTTTATAAAACTGAATTAGACAACTTAAAAGAGACAGTTCAAAACGAGAAAGTTGATACATTAATTGAGTCGGCTGTTAAAGCAAAAAAGATTAATGCTAATCAAAAAGAACTGTATAAAAAAGCTGCTAAAAATGATTTTGATACGACAAAAGCAATGCTTGAAAATATGCAAGCAACTGTTGTGGTAAGCGATCACATTGAAGCGATCACAGATTCAAGCAAAACTTTAGATGATTATACACCTTCTGAATTAGAGGCAATGGCAGAAAACAGCCCTGAAGCTTACGATGCCTTAGTTAAAAAATATACTAACTCATAATTAAAAGAACATGGCAACATTTACAACAGGCAATCACTTAAATAGATTCGTAAAACCTCAATTAATTTACGATTTACAAAACCATGAAGATACCTTTACTGGTTTCTTAGGCAAAGTAAATAAAAGTGCTGCTACAGCTGAAGGAGTATCTATTAACAAATTGATTAATGATATTCAAGTTAAAACAGGTTTAACTACATCAGGGGTTTTAACTCCTAGAAAATTGAATGGTCAAAAAGGAGTTATTCCTTGGATGCCGTTTACAACTGAAACGCTTTATTTTGATAAAGAAGAATTGCGAGCTTTAGCTTTTGATAAAAAATCAGAAGGAAGAAAGTTATTGAAAGAAGCTGTTTTAAATGCCTTATTACAGCATACTTTGCACGCTATTGCACCAACTTCTCATGTAGCTAATAAAAAGCCAGTTATTGCAACATCAGGTGCTGATGATGGTACTGGACGTAAAATGTTAGTTCCTGCTGATATTTTAAAACTACTTAGACAAACAGACATTAAAAATCCTGTTTGTGTCTTAAACAAAAATCATTTAATTGATTTACAAGCGCATGAAGAGAGCAAAAGTAGATTCCGTGAATTAATCATGGATGAAAGAAACCTAAAGCCAGTACCTTATGCTGGAGTTAAGTTTGCTGCTTCGGATATCGATATTCTTTATGATAACTCAGGTGCTAAAAAAGCTTTAGGTGCAACTCCTATAGCTACAGACAGTACTGCTAGTGTGTTTATTGATAAATCAAACACGATTTATTACTTGAATGATTTATTCTTTACCATGACTTCCATGGAGAATGACACACGTAATGAGATTCCAAGAACAGAAATCCGTATTTACGGTGAGTTCATTGGAGCAGTAATCGAAGACGATAGAAAGCAAGCTGCTTTAATCGATGGAAAAGTTTAATTAAAAAGAAAACGTAAAATGAAATATTTATTCAACCTAATCATAATGCTAGGAATTTCCCTAGCAGTTATGGGAGCAAGTACTCCAAATGAAAATCCTTTAAAACCTAAAGAAATGGCAAATATTGTAATATTAGATGCTGGACACGGGGGCATTCACCCTATCACAAAACAATATGTGACTAAAGGAAAGCGCTCTACTATTTTAAATAATGTCTATTATGAAGGTGTAGGCAATCGGGATGTGGTTAAAAGAGCTGCTGAATTGCTTAATAAGAAAGGTGTAGATACATTGTTTACGGTTGCACCTGATAATTATAAGGATGTCAGCTTATCACAGCGTGTTAAAATAGCAAATAAACATTACTTAAAACACAATAAAAAACCTTTTTTAATATCAGTTCATAGTAATGGGTACAAACATAGTTCTGCGCATGGAACAGAGGTTTTTACTTCTCCAGGCACCACAAAATCCGATAGCATTGCAACAATATGGATGGAGGAATTTAACAAGCTATTTCCTGACATACGCAAGCGAACCGATTTTGATGATGGAGATATTGACAAAGAGGCAAAGTTTACAATTATAACCAAAACAAAGTGTCCTGCTATATTGATAGAATCTATGTTTCACACCAATAAAAAAGAGTGTGAAATACTAGCAAGTGAAGCTGGTCGACAGAAGATAGCACAAGTTATTTGTAACACCGTTTTAAGGGTTTAGGTCATGGGAGTTGTAGAGGTCTTATCTACTGTTGCTACAGCTTTCTTTACTGCTTTGATTACATGGTTTTTCGCTAGAAAGAAAAATGCTGCTGAGGTTGATTCCTTAGAAATTGACAATGTAGATAAAGCCGCTGGAATTTGGAGAAAGTTAGCAGAGGATTTAAAAAAAGAAGTAGATACACTAAGAAAGAACCAGCAGAAAATAATAAATGACCAAACGCTTATTTTAAATGAAAATAGGCAGCTAAATCAAAAAGTAAATGAATTAACTGTTCAAAATACAAAACTAACTCAGGAGATTAAAACACTAGAAACGAAAGTTCAATCATTAACTAGAGAAAACAAAAAACTAATTGCTCAATTAACAGCTAAATGATTCGATTAATATACATAGCTATTACTTTATTGTCTTTTGCTTGTAAGTCACACAAAACAATTACAGAGCAAACTACATCAATGAGTGTAAAACAAGATAGTGTTGTATATATCGATAGAGTAAAGATTGATACAATTAAAATACCTTCTGAAGTTATTAAGGTTCAAGTACCTTATGAGGTTTTTAAAACAGATACAGTAATCATTTATCAAAAAGGTAGAGCGCAGACAAAAATAAAGTCCCATAATGGTTTGTTAAGCTTAGACATGCGTTGTGACAGTTTGGAAAAACTGGTTTTAAGTACTGAAAAGTTGGTTCTCAAGCAACGTAATGAAAATGACAGGTTAATTGAACGATCAAGGCATAAAGAAATTATTGTTAACCCTGTGAAGTGGTACTATAAAGCTTCACTTTTTATTGTAGTTGCTTTGTTAATAGTCTTGCTGCTATTCTTATTTATCAAACATATCAATCCTCTTTCAAGATTCACATAAACTAATATTGAGAACAATGAGTAAAAAATATTCACAATCAGAATTAAAAGAATTGGCACAGCCAGTTTTTAAAGAAAATCAAAATGTTGATTTTTTATTAGCAACAAGAGACGGTCAGTTCTTTTTACCAGGTAAAAAGTTTGCTGCACACAATCACGCTTCTGCTAATGGTGGATTAACAATTCATAAAATAGAAAATCCATTAAAATCAAAAGAGGAATCATCCGATCAAGAACAGAAAACATCCACTACCGAACCAAAAGTAAAAACATCAACTAAAGATGCTTCTACCAAGGTAAAAGCAGGTAGTAAAACTACACCCAAAAGAAAAACATCAACTAAAAGTGGTGCAGCTAAAGGAAAAACAGGAAGTAAAACTACTAAAAACAGCTAATTATGTCAGCATTTCAAGGTCCAAAAAACAAAAAAAAAAACGGAGGGTTATCAAGGCGTAACGCATCTACTGATGGAGTAATGGGTATCTTATTTGGTGGTATTGCCACCTCAAAGATTGCTTTAGGTCAAGTTAAAAAGTTAATTCAGCCAAGTGATGCGGAAGATTTAGATTTAAATGCCGCTTATGATGCAAATAATGGTGTATTAGTTTATCATCATATTAAAGAATTTTTCAGGCTCTCACCTAATGGAACTCTTTATATTATGTTAGTAACACAAGGAACATCACTTACTAATATGTGTGATGTTAATAATGATAATTTGAAAAAATTAATTTTAGACCCATTAGTTAATCGTGAAGCTAAATCTTTTGGTGTTGTACTAAACCCTGATACAACTACCTATACACCAACAATTACCAATGGAATAGATGCAGATGCAACCGCTGCTGTTGTTAAAGCACAAGAGTTAGTAGATGCTCTTAAAGAAGATGCAATCTATGTTGACTCTGTTTTAATTGAGGGTAGAGATGCTGGAGGTACAATATCAACGATGGAAGATATGCGTACAAAGTCGAGTGAAAATATATCTGTTATTATCGCATCTGACCCATCAATTAGAGCTTTAGATAATGCTTATGCTAAGTATGCAGCAGTAGGGGCTGGATTAGGGATGTTGAGCGTAAGAAAAGTTCATGAGAATTTAGGGTCAGTTAATATTATTGAAAAACCTGACACAAAGAAAGGGGACGAAAGCTATCCTTTAACTGACACAACAGCTGGCGTATGGCTAACGGCTTCTTTAAGTAATGGAACATTGATTTCAGCTATTAATAGAACAGAACAAAAAGTGTTAGAAGATAAGGGATATATTTTTGCTGGTTTTTATGAGGCTTACGCTGGAATATATTTTAATGATTCTCCTACAGCTGTAGAGTTAGCAGATGACTATGCTTATATTGAAATGAATCGTGTTTGGAATAAAGCTGCTCGTTATGTTAGACGTGCTTTAACTCCAAAGATGAAAAGTACAATAAATGTAGATTCCACAACTGGATTTATAGCCCCTAGCACAATAGCAGATTGGGAAAACGCAGCTTTAAAACATACAGGTCAAATGTTAAAAGATGATGAGATTAGCGGCTTATCTATATCTATTGATCCAAAGCAAAATGTGTTATCAGGTAATCCAATTATCATTAAGATAAGTATTACCCCTAAAGGAATTGCACGAGAAATTGTTAACGAATTAGGAATTACAAATCCATTTAATGCATAAACATTATGGCACAACCTAGAATTAAAAACAAATTTGGAACACTTATCGGGTGGAACAATATAACGTTAAACTTATTAGGTAGAGACGTTGACGGTATTACTGAAATAGAGTACGAAGATGAAATGGAAATGAACAACGAACATGGAGCAGGAAACTATCCAGTTGGTCAATCTATGGGGAATTACACAGCAAAAGCTTCTATCTCTTTATATGTTGAAGAAACTATTGCACTTCAAAAGTCTTTGCCTCCTGGTAAACGTTTACAAGAAATTGCACCTTTTGATATATCTGTAGTATATGAATATGACGGAGAAATCCTCAAAGATGTAATTCGTAATTGCCGTTTTAAATCAAACGGTAGAAGTACAAAACAAGGAGAAGGTAAAATGATGCATAAATATGAATTGTTGACCTCTCATGTTGATTACAATATATAATTGGCAATAGTGCCACATAACCATGAAAAAATAAAAGAAAATGGTAACCTATTTTAATCGAAAAGACTTAGTTAGCTTCGGAAACTATCTACTGTCTGAAGAAAGAAGAATCCGAAAAATAAAACATCGTGATGAATTAATTAAACAAGGGGCTAATCCCCCTTTAATTGAAGACACAATCAATGAAGTGTCACACGCTGATATTGAAAACTGGAAACACCAACAAAAAAACTAAAATTATGTCCAAAAAGACCCAAACAATCGGTGAAGTAACTAATGCTCAAATCACCCAATGGAAACAAGCACACGGAAACGTCTATCGTTTTGATGTTGAAACTGAAGATGCTGTTCATGTATGCTATTTAAAAGAACCTGAAATTGATAAACTTGGTGCTATAACATCTAAAGCAAAAACAGATGAAATGGCAGCAGGGTTATTATTCCTAAAAGCTTGCTGGCTTGGAGGTGATGAAAAATTCAAGTCAAATGTAAAGTTAATGGCTGGTGTAAGCTCTCAAATGCACGTATTAACTGAAAGCAAATCTGCTAAGGTAAAAAAGCTTTAAGCGAAGCTGTCATTGATGACAGAGACGGCTTCGATCTCATTCAAAAAGGAAATGCACTCATAAGGCATTTGTTTGGTATAAATCCAGAGGGCTTGGAAGAAGAGCGTTGGGCAGAACTCTTCCAACAAGCCTTTTGGATTAAACGATTTGACCTTAGGAATCAAGCAGAAATGCTACAAGCTTTGCTACTAGGCAAAGAAGAAAACTCTACCCGAAACGCTGAACAAACCAACGAAAATGGCTGATGTAAGTACAAAATGGATTCTTAACCTTGTTGATAAGGTAACTGGACCACTCAAAAAGATGGCTAGTCAAGTTGAAGGTACAGCCAAAAGATTTGATGGTTTAGCAGGCTCATTTGATAAAATAGCATTAAAGGCTATTGCTTTTCAGCAAGTTAACCAAACTTTTTCACAGTTAGGAGACAGTATCGACCAAGCTATTAATCCTGGTGTTAACTTACAAAGTAGTTTAAAAGATTTAGAAGCCATTACAGGTTCAACAAATGAGCAATTACAAGTAATGGAAACAAATGCCCGAAAGCTAGCCAAAACTTATGGTGGCGAAGCTTCCCAAGGTGTTGAAGTATATAAGTTGTTATTATCACAATTAGGTCCATCTTTAGCTGATACGCCTGATGTGTTAAATAAAATGACTGAAAATGTTTTTAGGCTTTCTAAAACAATGAATGGCGACACTACAGGTGCAGTTGAAGTATTGACAACAGCAATGAATCAATATAGTGTTAGTTTAGATAACCCAATAAAGGCACAAGAGCAATTATCGTTAATGATGAACGCTATGAGTGCTGGAGCAAAAGAAGGAAGTGCCGAACTTCCTGCTTTAAAAGCTGCCATTCAAAATGTCGGTGGAGATGCTAAAAGAGCAAACCTCCCTTTTGAAGTGCTTGTTGCTTCTATTGAACAACTAGATAAATCAGGTAAAAAAGGAGCTGAAGGAGGTGTTGCTCTTCGAAATGTATTGACAACTTTATCACAAGGAAGATTCTTGCCCAAAGATGTACAAAAGGAGTTAGCGCTTGCTGGTGTTGATATTAATAAGCTATCAGATAAGTCTATTGGATTTACTGAGCGTTTAAGAGAACTTCAAAAAGTTAGTAATGATAGTGCTTTAATTACCAAATTGTTTGGTAAGGAAAATCAGTTAGCAGCAGCTGCTTTAATAGGCAATACAGATTCAATTGATAAAATGACAGTAGCTGTTACTGGAACTAATACTACTGTTCAACAATCAGAAACAATTATGAGTTCGTTTTCTGAAAAAATGGGTCGCTTAAATGCTAAATTTAAGGATTTAGGTATTTCTCTATTCAATGCAACTGAGGGATTTTTACCATTTGTTCAAGGAGGAATTAAAGGTATTGGTGTCTTATCTCAATTAGCTGGAGCAATTGAAGGTGTAAAATTGATAATGGGTGGTTTTTGGAGTTCTATTATGTTAGTTGGTAGAGGTTTGAAATGGGCAGGTTTACAAGCTTTTAGCTTTGGTAAATGGGTTGCAATATCAGGATTTAAAGCATTAATGGCTTCAGGACGTTTTATATTAGCAGCTCTTCAAGGATTAGGTTCTTTTGTATTGAGTTTAGGAAGCGCAACTGTTGCGCAAATTGGATTAAATGTTGCAATGACAGCGAATCCAATCGGTTTAATTATTGTCGGAATTGGTGCTGCTATTGCAGCTGTTGTTGCATTAGTTAAATATTGGGACCAAATCACAGCCGTTATATGGAAATTCATTAAATGGATTGCTAAAAATAACCCTTTCGCTTGGTTAATAGATATAGTGGACAGAATATTCCCTGGATTCAAACAAGCTTTAAAAGATTTTTTCTCAGGTATTTGGGATTACTTGACTGGGTGGGCTTCAAAATTATGGGAAAAGATGAAAGCTGTTTGGAACTCCATTAAAAGTTTATTTGGATTTGGAGGTGATGAAGAGGCTACAATAACTGTTAAAGGTGATGGTGAAGTTACAACAGACCCTAAAGGCGAAGAGGTCCAAGAAACATTTCAACAAAAACTGGAAAGAGAAAATGCACTTGGTGCTTCAGCTGATGCTAATTTGTTCCCTGAATCATCAATTGGTAGTGGAGCAGTTAGTACAGTACAACAGCCTACAGCAGCAGTTGGTACCACAGCAGGGAATGCTAAGAGTATTACTATGAATTTAGAAATTACAAACCACTTTACACTATCTGATAACCTTGATCAAAAACTAGAAGAAATAAAAGAGAAGATGACACAACTATTTGTTGATTCAGGTAGAGATGCTTTAGTAACATTAGGATAATGGCAGAGTTAAGATACGATATATCACAAGCTTTTAATGCTGCTTTTGGCGCAGCTGGAAAATTGGCAGTTTATGATACTGGTACAACAGAGCAACCTGTAGAGAATATTCTATTCCCTAATGCTGAGGTTATTACTATTGATGAATCCAATGTTAAAAGCTATTTAGGTACTCCAATTATTTTTCCAATCACGTTTCTTGGTGGTACATACAATTATTATAGTGATGGACAAATCAAGCAAAAAGAACTTCAAGATTTACAACTTCCAGCAACTACAATGGTTGATTTTAGGCGATCAAAAATTAAAAGAAAAACAAGAGTAAACGGAGGTAATGGAAGTATTAAAGAAACATACGGTTTGGATGATTGGAAAATTAGAATAAGAGGTTTAATCTTACCTGAAGCATCAGGAGATTTTCCTGAAGAAACATTATTAAGACTACAGGAGTTTGAAAACTTAGCTGATTCTATTCGTGTATCAGGTAAATTGTTTCGCTTACTATCTATTTACAAAATTGACATTGACGAAATAACTCTACCCCAAGTAAAAGGGTATCCCAATAATAGACCGTTTATGCTCTCATGCGAAAGTACCGAACCTGTTGAATTAATACTAAAATAAAAATGAAATACTTAATTATAATGTTAGCAATGGTAGCCTATATAAAGTTTGAAGCAAACGACAGAAGACAAGCGTTTGAAATTAGGCGTATATCAAAATGTAAAATAGATACCTCTTGGAAAAACTTAACTGATAAAGCTGAAATAGAATTGCCACGAAATATCAAGTTACCTTTATTAAATGATGGCACCCCTACTGATATAAAGCAATGGATCAGAAGAGGTGATGTTGTTCAAATCAAACTTGGATATAATAACACATATCATGATGAGTTTACTGGTTTTGTTTCTGATGTTGAAGCGGATATTCCAATTAAAATTCAATGTGAAGACTATATGTGGAAACTAAAACAATTAGGTGCTAAATATGCAAGTAAACGAACAAAAATTTCTGATTTATTGAAAGCTATTATCCCTGATGAATTAGGAATTAACATTGATACTGCTGATGCTACTATTGGAGCTTTTAGAACTAAAAAAGGAGAAAATGTTGCTCAAGTACTTTCTCGATTAAAAAGCATGGGAATCTATAGTTATTTTAAAGGAAGTACGCTTGTATCAGGTAAAATATATACTGATGATGATTCTGTGGTTAATTATGATTTCTCACAAAACATAATTAGTAATCAATTAAAATACCTTGTTTCAGATGATGTTAAAATAAAAGTAACTGCAACTTCAACACTTAGTAATGGTAATAAGTTACAAGTATCTGTTGGTGATAAAGATGGTCAAGAACAGAGACTGAGTTATTTCAATATTTCTAACATAGAAGAATTAAAACAGAAAGCTGATGAGGATTTAAAACGGCTTAAAGTAGATGGGTATAAAGGAAGTTTTCAAACTTTCGGTTTTCCTTTTATTTCTCATGGATACACTGTCAACTTAGTTGACAAAGATTATCCCGAAAGAGCGGGTAAATATAAAATTCAACAGGTTGTTACCTCATTTTCAGATAGTGGATACAGAAGAGAAGTAAAAATTGATAGACAAGCATAAATAATGGCTTTTGAAGAAGAAATAAGGCAATCTGTTCGAGCAATTGTAAGTGATATGATACCTCTTACAATTCAATGGGCAAAAGTTGATAGTATTGATTTAAGCAATGGCACTATGACTGCAATTGGTTTAGAAGATGATTTGCCTTTTGAAGATGTTTTATTGAATATTAATACAACTGGAATTTTAACAATACCTACTATTGGTACTAAAGTTCTTATTGGAATGGTAGAAAATTCTGATATGAATGCATTATTGTTAATGGCTGAAGAAATTGATAGCTATTTAATTACCGTTAAAAATGGATTTAAACTCCATTTAAAAGATGATGGAACAGCAACAATAAATGGTGACGGCTTTGGTGGTTTAACTAAGACCCCTGAATTGGTTAAGCAACTTAATAAGAATAATGCTGTTTTGAGTGCTTTAATAGGTGTGATTAATAGTCCAGCTCCAATACCTGAACCTGGTAGTGGTTCACCATCAGCTTTACAAGCGGCATTTAAAACAGCAATATCAGGAAAAACATTAGGGAACTTCTCAAATGTTGAAAATAAAAAAATAAAACATGGCTAATCTTTACACAGATATATTGACGGATGATACAGGAGATATTGCAATCCGAAATGGTGATTTTGTTATTGGTGATTCTTTACATCAGGAGGTAGATACCATCGTTTCATTAAATCAAGGTGAATTAAAACAGTTTCCTTTGATTGGTCCAAATATAATTTCAATGTTAAAGTCTTCTAATATTGAAGAAGTTAAACGAAAGTTAAAACTACACTTGGAATTAGATAATAAGCAAGTAGGAAAAATGAAAGTTAACAATGGAGTAATAAATATTGATGCTACAAATATATAAGTATGAAAACGATAACAGTCATAAAAAATCAAAACTTATGGGATATAGCACTCCAAGAGTATGGTGATATTAGCGCCATATTCTATATTTTAAATGCCAACTCTTTGAATGTTGATAGTGAAATTGCTCCTGGGCAAAAGTTGAATATTCCTAATATCAAAGCTATTGATGAACAGGTCGTTAATTACTTTAATGAAATTGGATATAAAACAGCTACTGGAAGCTTTATTTTTACTCCTGTAGTAATTCCACCACCTCCACCAACTGGGGGAGACGGAGTTGCTAAAAATAGTGATAACAGTTATAGCGAAGTTGTTCCAACAGGAACAATACTAAATCTACCTGATTCTATCATTACAATAAATAATCACCTATTAATTAATTTACCAGCTACCAATGATCTAAACATAGAGGTTGTGGATGACAATGACACCCCTATTGGAGAATTGACTAATGGAAAAGTTTTAGTTTCTGAGAAATGGAAAAGAAATAATGAGTGGTTAGCATTAACAGATCCAGTTAATGAGGATAAGTTTGTTGGTTTGTTGGCTGTATTTCCTGACGGAAGAAATGAATTAACCATGCGTTTCAGCGTTACAGGAGGTTATACTGTTGATTGGGGAGATGGTAACATTGTTAATTATAACAGCAATACGAATGCTGTCCATACATACGATTATAACTTAATTAATAGTGCTACTTTAACAAGTGATGGCTATAAACAAGTTATAGTTACTGTAACGCCTACAATAACAACTAACAATTTCACTTCATTATTTAGTTATAATTACAATACTGGTGTTATTGCTAATTGGTTAGATATTGTTTTTATAGCTCCAAATGTTGCACACGTTTATGCTGGAGGTAATAATGGTAAGATGTTTTTATTGGAAAGGTTTAGAATATTAGGAACAACACCAAGTGCTAACTTAAATAGTCTATTTAACTATAATCCAAATATTCGAGTTGTTGAATTAGACTGGACTAAACCAACTGTTTTGAATAATATGTTTTCATATTCGGGCATAAATAAGTTAGGAGACTTGAATATCACTAACTCCAACACTTTACCTTATATAAATGCGGCACGAAATATTGAAAAAGTTGGTAACTTAACTTACACAGGACCAACTCTATATGTCTTTAGCGATTCCAGCATAAGAGAACTAGGTAATATAACAGCTGTTAATGCATCAAATGCAAACTCTTTTTCACAGAACAATTTTAGTCTATGTAAATTAGGGTTAGTCAATATTCCAGCTTGTACAACTGCTACTAGAATGTTTATGAATAATTATGCATTGGAATCTATTGAGGTAATATCAACAGCATTATCTAATGCTCAATATATGTTTTTAGGTTGTAGAGCTATAAAAAGTATTGTTTTTAGTGATTTAGGTAACCTCACTGTTACTTCTCAAATGTTTGATAATTGCTACTCATTGTCTGAATTAAGAGTTCCTAATATCTCAGTATCTTTTAGTGTTGCTAACTGCAACCTAGATAGAACAGCCTTAATACAAATTTTCAATGATTTAGCAACAGTATCAGCAACGATAACAATAACAGGAAATATTGGAGTATCAAATTTAACAGCTTCGGACTTATTAATAGCAACCAATAAAGGTTGGACAGTAACACAATAAAAAAATGGCTAGATTAATTACAGAAATATACGATTCAATCATCACAGAAAAACAACAAATGTCTGAACTTTCTAACCTTCAGCCACAGATTGACAATTCACAAACATTGTTAAATGATTTAACTACAACTAGTAAAGTCGCTAATTGGAGGCTGTTCATTTGGTTGTTTGCTGTGGCAGCATGGGTACATGAAAATATTTTTGATAGACATAAAGCAGAAATTGAAGAAAGGGTAAAAGCTGCAGTTACAGGCAATATACGATGGTATAGACAGGAATGCTTAAAGTTTCAATTTGGTGATACTTTAGCTTTTGTTGATCATAAATACCAATATCCAAGTATTAACACAACAAATCAAATTATACAACGAGCTGCGGTTTCAGAAGTTGGTTCACAATTGAGGATAAAAGTTGCCAAAATTGATGGTTCAGGAACTCCAGAGCCATTAACTGGCATCGAATTAGTTGCTTTTAATAACTACATCAATAAAATTAAATTTGCTGGTACTAATATTGCCGTTATTAGTTCAGACGCTGATGAAATTGAAATACACTATACTATCACTGTCAATCAACAGGTAATCTCAGGTTCAGGCGAATCTTTAATTGCTCCTGGTACTTATCCTGTTATTGATGTGATTAAAAATTACATTCAAAACCTACCTTTTGATGGTGTTTTAAATTTTACAAAGCTTACAGATGAAATTCAGAAGATAGAAGGTGTTATTGATCCTGTTTTTAATACAGCATTGGCTAGATACGGGGTTTTACCATTTCAAATCGTTCAAAACAACTATTATAGACCAAATGCAGGACATTTAAAAGCTTCTGTCACTAACCCTTTGTCAACAACAATAACATATAAATAATGCTAATAGATTTTAATAATTTAATTAATAAGTTGTTGCCTTTCTCAAAAAGAAAGGATAAAACAATAGCTTTTTTATACCTGATTTTACACCCAATAAAAGCTGTAAATATATTGTACAATCAATTTAAAGCAGATACTGATTATAAACTTATTTTTAATGGTCAAATTATCTATTTAGAACACTATCTAAATGATTTGTATGATAATACTCAAAGGAGAATTTACATACAAGATACTGCAAATTCTACCTATAACTACGTTTATAATAGCGCTGAATTATTACCACCTTTATTTGTTTATAATGCCAACGAAAATGTTCCTGTTTATTTAATAAACAATGATGAAGCTGTAGAGAAGATAGACTTTATTGTATTTATCCCCTCTTCTGTGACTTTCAATGAAAAAGTAGTTAGAGAACAAATCGATTTTTATAAAGCAGCTGGTAAGAAATACAAAATAGAAACTTTTTAATACAATAATAAGATGAATATATTAGAAACAAACGTAAATGGTGGATATCCAATCGAATTGGACGACTTTAGATTCTTAGATAATATCTATCGTAATGGAATACACCAAGTGATTCGCTCTCTTGCTGATAATGCTATTTTAACAGGAGTTGAAAGAGGGGTGGATATTAATAATAACGAAAAAATAAGCGAGGGTTGGGTTATATTAGATGGTGAAATAGGGTATCTACCTGAAACCATAGGCTTATCTGATAGTCAAGAATATGGAATTGTTTCTGACAACTTTGATGATCCTAATGTGATTAAAGTAACGCAGGCTGGTCAAACAATTAAACCTCACAAAATCAGACGTTTTAAGATTGAACCTTATCATCCTTCAATGGGAGATCACCGCAAGTTGTGGCAGTTAAAATCAGTTAAAAGTGTTTTGAAAGATGAGTTTGGATTATCAGGTAATACATTAACTAGAAGTTGGATAACTGAAACTCCTAGCTCTTTTGATTGGAATGGCACAACAAACAGGTATGAAGCTACCATAACTCATAATCAAACAGCTGGCGTTTTAGGAATACAAGGAGTATCTATCTTGTTACATGAGTTAACAAGTGGACGACTTATGTCATTACCTAGCTCATTTAGCTGGGAATTAACGGATACAAATATTATCATAATAGATAACTCTCCACAAGGTTCTAATGATGATTTTAGAGGGGCTATTCTTAATGGTGGCTTGAAAATTATTTTTGAATCTGTTTAAAAGCAATTTAAATACTAATAAATAAGTTATGAATAATAAAAAGATGGATAGTGTGACAACTTCCAAAATCAAAACTCCAATCAGCTATTATGGAGGAAAACAAATGATGATAAAAGATATTTTACCATTAATTCCTGAGCATGAAATTTATACTGAAGCCTTTTTTGGAGGAGGTGCTATTTTTTGGGCTAAACCCCCAAGTAAATGTGAAGTTATTAACGACGTTAATATGAATATCGTTAATTTTTATGAGGTTTTAAAACATAGTTATTTTGAACTTAGAAAAAAAATTGAAGCAACATTACATAGCAGAGAGACATACAAAAAGGCTTTGATAATTTATGAAAGTCCATGGCTTTTTGCTGAAGATGAAGTTTTAAGAGCTTGGGCTTTTTGGGTTGCAACAAATCAAGGTTTTTCAACTAAAATAGGAACATGGGGGTATGATAGAAATAAGAGAGCTCATACAATACAAAACAAAATAGATGCTTTCCAGGAATCATTAAGTGAAAGGCTTAGATATACTCAAATAGAACATAATAAAGCTCATAAAGTTATATTAAGCCGAGATAACGAAAAAGCTTTTCATTATGTTGATCCTCCATATATTGATACTGATCAAGGTCATTATGGTGGTTATACTGAAGATCATTTTAAGAGAGATTTAGATGCTCTTACTCAAGTCAAAGGTAAGTTTTTGTTGAGTACATATCCGTCAGATATATTAGATAAATATATTAAGGATAATGGATGGTATTCAAAAAAAATAGAAAAGACTTTATCTGCTTCTAATGGAGCAAAACTGACAAAACGAAGAAAGAAGATTGAGCATTTAACCTCCAATTATCCTATTTAGGTAAAGTAGCCCCTAAGCAGCTGTCACACTTATAATAGATACATCCACTATCAATTGCCTAAGCAATTGGCTTAGGGGCAATTCATTTTGTAGTGGATGTATGATGAAAGTGTGACACTACAAAGATAATCTTTTTGTCTATAATTTATGTGTATATTGGAATTTTAAAGTACTTTTCGTTTTCTAATTCAAATACTTTTCGTTTTTCCGTATATATGAAGTTTTGAGCATAAAAAAAGCCTCAACTAATTGTTGAAGCTTTTCGCGGTCTGGACGGGACTCGAACCCGCGACCCCCTGCGTGACAGGCAGAATATATTTAAGTTGAAATGAAACCAAAAGTTCATTTAATCGTTATGTAATAAGGGTTTTGTTAATATCTGTTTTATCTTTTGAAATCAAAGTAGTCTATTTTAGCATGGTAAAACACGCAAAAACATGCAAAAAATAATATGGCTAAAGTAAAACTTAAATTAGATAATAGAAAAAATAGTAAAAGAAAAGATGGAACTTCTCCTTTGATATTATTCTTGTCTCACAAAACAAAAACAAGAACTATTTCTTTAGGCTATTCATTAAAAAGTAAAGATTGGTGTCAAGAAACATTAAAAATAAAGAATATAGAGAATCATAAATTTATTTCAATTAAAGTAAATAATCAATTGACTAAGGCAAGAGCTTTTATTATTTCTCACAAGCTAGAAATTGAAACGATGTCTATAGAAGAATTAAAGAATAGAGTTTTAACAGAGATATTATCAAATGAATCAACTTTAACTTATGATAAGAGAAAATTTTTGAAAAAGAAAATAACAAAAACTTCATTAGTTAATTATTCAAAATTAAAAATAGAAAGACTAAGAAATGCAAATAAATTAGGGTACATAGAAGCAATTCAAACTGGTATCAATTCCTTACTTCAGTTTCATAACACAAATGATGTATTATTTTCAGAAATAGATAAAACGTTTTTGAAAAACTTTATAGCTTATTCTACAGGTAGAGGTAATAAACCAAATACAATAAGTGCTTACTTAAGGCCTATCAAAACGTTATTTAATGAAGCAATAGAAGATGATATTATTTCAGCAGATTTATATCCTTTTAAAGGATTAAAAATGCCAAGGGCAAAACCAACCAAAAAAAGAGCTTTAAGAATAGAAACAATTAATGCTATTAGAGATTTAGAATTAAAAGAGAAATCTGCTCTATGGGATGCTAGGAACTACTTTCTTTTTATGTTTAATAATATGGGGCTAAATATGATAGATATGGCCAAATTAAGAAAAGGACAATTAAGAGATTTAAAAATAGAGGAGGGAAAAATAATATCTGGAAGACTTTTATATACAAGAAGTAAAAATCAACGACAGTATTCTATTAAACTTACTGATGAATCATTAAAAATTCTTAGTTTTTACAATGTAGTGCAAAAATCAGATGGTGATTTAGTCTTTCCTATTGGTTTTAATGATTCTCCAATGGGAAGAAGAACGTATAAAAAGAAGAGACAACGTATTAATGGTAGGTTGAAAACTTTAGGTAAAATGGTAGGAGTAGATGAAGAAATTACTTCATATTATGCAAGACACTCTTGGGCAACAATAGCGAAAAGAAAAATGATACCAGTTTCAGTAATAGCAGAAGGTTTAGGACATTCCGATCTAAAAACAACACAAATTTATCTAGATTCATTTGATGATGAAACATTAGACGAAGCTAATGACAGAATAGTAGGTTGA